CTGGAGTTGAGGATGTAACATCTACTCCTCCGGATGATCCGGTCAAGAAATGTACCGATTTATCCTCCTGGTATTTCCAGAAGGTTGATTGGTACTGGTACCATTATACCTATGATGGACCTATTGACAGTGGTCGACGACTCTTCCTCAAATACACAGGTGTAGTAACCGATGTAGATGGAGGAGATGACCATTGGATCCATAAATCGCCTTTTAATGATGCGTATTTCAAATGGTACGATGCTAGCATCTTACCTCATATGGAATTACGTGCCGAAAGTAAAACCGAGAAGGTTGAGACCCCTCAATCTTCCGACTCTGAGAAAGAAGTGCCTCTTTCTCGTTCCTATGAAGAATTTACACTTCCTACACTTTCCCTTTGGCCAAGTGAAGATAAGCAAATTGATTTCATTTTATCCTGTTTTAGTGACTGGAGAAATTATCATAAAAATGCATCTTTCATGAATGCCATTGAGTTAGATCTTACACTTTTTTATGAATCAGTAATACTGGTTTTTGAGTGTAAAGTTAACGAGAAGTATAGAAGTAAATCTCGAGCACAAGTTCTTCGAGGCTCTAGGGTTATGACGATACTATATCCAAATCATCGGATATTAGGTATCTCTCATTCGCCCATGGGCTTTAAGGTGGAATGTGATATAAATTCTGATTTTGATCTTGATCGACACGCCAGTGTTGAGATATTTCTTAATAGGATTAATCATTTGCCACCTATAGTGCCACCTCATAGCGGCATTACTCCGGTTTTATCCGAGTAGCTTACTGAGGAACCCCCATAATACCATTTCTGGGTTAAAGATATGGCAGATATTTCGCCGCAATAGCGAATTCTAGTGTACCGCGCCCCACTAGATAGAAATATCGAAGCACCCGCTTGTAGAGCAGGATACCGACAACGTAAGTAGTTTGTAAGTTCATAATTTAATGACATCCGCTCTTTTGCGGTTGCTTTAAATCTTGAGCCGAAATTTTTTAGCTTAACGATAGTCGC